CAGCGATGCAATGGAAACTTTAGAAGCATCCCTTAAGGGTGCAGCAATTGGTTTGGGTGACGTTCAAACAATCGCTGACCTTGCAACTTCTGCGATGAACGCGTATGGCCCTTCTGTGCTTTCGGCAGGCAAAGCAACCTCAATCTTGCGCACTGCTGTTGAGCAAGGCAAGTTGGAGTCTGCCGACCTTGCTGCCGCAATGGGATCAGTGCTGCCTATCGCTTCAGCACTGGGTGTTGGCTTTGATGAGGCTGCTGCTGCAATGGCTTCAATGTCTCGAACTGGAACGGGCGCTGCTGAGGCATCAACTCAGTTGCGCGGCATCTTGATGCAGGTCACGAAGGAATCACCGCGGGGCGCTAAGGCGCTCAAATCTGTTGGTTTGTCTTACGACGGTATCCGCAAGACTATTAGTGAAGAGGGGCTGCTCAAAGGTTTGCAAACCCTTGTGGGCGCTTTTGACGGCAACACGATTGCAACCGCTGAATTCTTCGGCAATGCCCGCGCCCTCACTGGTGTTATGGATTTAATGGGCGCTGGGGCTGCAACAACAGAATCAATCTTTAGTGAGTTGGCGAAGACCACAGCCAGCGATTTAGACCCGGCGTTTGCTGCTGCGTCAGAGACAACAGGTTTCAAACTGAGTCAGGCAATGGCAACACTGAAAAACAGCCTGATTGGTGTTGGTGATGCTATCGCGCCAACTGTTGAAAAGGTGTCTGCTTTTGTCACAAAGATAGCCGAGGCTTTTGCATCGCTGAGTCCTAAGACTCAAAACCTGATCGTTGCCTTTGCTGCTGTCGCAGCAGCCCTTGGCCCCATCCTGCTTATTGCCGGCAAGGTCATTGGGGCGCTTGGCGCGATAAGTTCTGCGATTGGTTCAATGAGTGCAGCAGCCTCACTAGCTGCCCCTGCCGGTGCTGGGCTTGCTGCCGGCTTCGCTGCGATCATTGCACCTGTTGCACTTGTGGTTGGGGCAATCGCGCTATTCATTGGCGCTGTGGTGTTGGCGTACAATAAGTCTGAGTTTTTTCGCAACGCACTCACACAGTTTGTTGACCAGGTTAAAGCAACCGGCAGCGCAATCTTTGGGTCGCTGATCTCGGCGTTTAAGTCACTGACTCAAACAGGGTCAATTGTCACAACATATTTCACAATCTTAGGCAATTACCTTGGTGGTGTGTTTGGTGTGACGTTGAAAGTCATTGGCGGCATCGTTAAGGCTGTTGAGATGAACTTCAAAATTATGGCTAAGGGCGTTGAGATCGCTGCCACGATCCTGACAATGCTTGCCAACATCATCGTTGGTGCAGTTAAGATTGGGTTCAACTTCCTTGCTGGGGCTATCAGCGGCATATTAGACAAACTGGGGCCATTGGGCGCAGCGTTCAAGTCTTTGGCAACAGGTGTGAAAAACGCCTTCCTATCTATCCCTAAATTCATTTCAACAGCATTCAATGGCGTGATCAAATTCTTTGAGAACTTTGTCAACGGTGCCATTGGACTTGTCAATAAGTTGATTGATGCTTACAACGCAATTCCGTGGACTGCGACAATCTCGCGCATCAACGAACTTTCCTTTGCCGTTGGCGGCGCGAACGACTCCATCGGCAAACTCCCTGACCATTTGAGCAGTGCAGGCCGGGGAATGGAGTTGGCTGGGCAAACTGTTGACGGTTGGAACACGTCGCTTACTGGTGCAAGTAAGGCAACAGGGCAAGCAAGCATTGCTGCTGCCGAATTCGCTGATGGTCTTGGCAAAGTTGGTGGCGGTGGTGGTGGTGGCGCTGCTGAGAAGGCAACCAAGTCACTCAAGGAATTGCGTGGCGAGTTCAAAGAGACTTTCACTGCGGCCATGAACGAGCAAATTGCTGCCGCTGGTGAAACACTCAAAACCGCCTTTGATAAAGCAACCACCGCCTACAACGATTTCAAGACATCCATTACTGGATCAGGTGCATTCGGTCTTGACTTCTCTGGCGCTGCCGAGTCTGCTCAAGACGGTGGCGGGACAATCGTTGATGGGATCGTTAATCAGGCTGCCGGCATTGGTGCTTTCGGTACGCAAATGAACGCGCTCTTGCAAACAAGCTTGAGTGAAGATGCCTTTGCAGCGGTTGTTGGTATGGGGCGCGAGCGTGGCGCTGCGTTGGCATCAGAGTTGCTTGGTGCTAACGGTGAACAACTTATTGCTCAACTCAACGCAACCATTGACAATGTAAAGGCTGTTGCCGAGGCTGTTGGTATTGGCGCTGCTGATAAGTGGAAGGCTGCCGGTGTCAAGTCAGCCCAGGACACTTACGAGGGTTTCCGGGATAACTTCGGTGCTGGTGGCCCAGCGCGTAAAGCATTGGGCAACTTGATGGACAAGCTAGCCGACTCAATGAAACGCTCAACAACAATCACGGTAACAACGATCAACCGACAGATCAACGAGAGTATTGGAGCCGCGCTTCCTGGTCGCGCACTCGGTGGCCCGGTTTCAGCATCTACCGCCTACCTTGTCGGAGAAAAAGGCCCAGAGGTATTCGTCCCTAATATAAGCGGCAACATTATTTCCAATGATGCGCTATCAATGACTGGGCGCAGCGGCTCAA